ATGTTGAGGGCTCCTGACCCGGCGCTTCCCTCTTCTTTAACGCTATCCCACAACTCGCCATGAAACGAACCCGCGCTGACTCTGCCGAAAGCGCCGTGAAGGCCATGGTGAATGCGGCGAAAGGCGACCTCCAGCCCCCTGCACACGTCAAGTTGAGGGAGGGCGACCAGCCTTTCTGGGCTGCTGTTGTGCGCGCGCGCGCGAGGGACGAATGGTCGGAGGCTGATCTGGTGGTCGCGGCGCAGCTTGCGCGCTGCCTGCGGGACATCGAGACCGAGCAGACCGCACTGGACGCCGAGGGCACCGTGGTGCCGAACGATCGCGGGACCAACGTGGTGAACCCGCGGGTGTCGGTGCTCGAGCAGTTCGCGCGGCGTGAGATGGCGCTGATGCGGACCCTCCGCATGGGCGGCCGGATAGCTGGCGATGCCCGCGACGAGACCGGCAAGCGGAAGATCGAGCGGCAGGCCCGCAAAGTACGTGAGGAACTCGCCGAGGACGACGAGCTGCTTGCCTAAATCAGGTGATGGCGGCGTCCGTTCTTCTGATTGTTGTGCAGAGCCCAGAGCGGTCGCAGATTCGACAGTTGATTTAGCGCCACGACGTCTTCCGCGGTCGTGGCTGTGTTGATTGGAATGATGTGGTCGATCTGCCACTTTGAGCGGTTGGCCCAAGACATGCCAGGAAGGAACTGGCGCTCGATGTGCGCCCTTAGTTGCGCTGGCGTGTAGCCGAGCATCGCGAAGGTTCCGCTGGTCTTGATGGCGCCGACGGATGCAAGCGCCCAGCCCATGAGCCTGGAAACGCGCTCGGCCACGATCTGCACCGGATGTTGGCGGCGCTTACGACGGTTCTCTCGCCGGTACTCCGGAGTGCGGGAGATTGGATTCTCTTTCTTGCTGGATGCGCCAAGCGCCCGCATGAGCTCTCGCCGGATGCAGCCGCACGACTGCTTCACTCCGCGGTTTAGAACGTTGGTGGTTGCCGTCGTCGCCGCACCGCAGTCACACATGCACGACCACACGACGAGCCCGTGCTTGTCGCGCTCAGGAAGTTTTTCGGTCACAACGAGGCGGCCGTATCTGGCGTTGATCAGGTGCGGTGAAGCTGGCATGTGGTGAAAGCAATAGTTATCAATAGATTGTATGGCCACCCGCGTTAAAAAAGTGTCGAAGATGACGCGCGGAGAGAAGGTCGTGGCGTTTATTCAGGCGTACTGCCTCGCGCCAGAAGGGAAGAACATCGGGCAGCCGATGAAGCTGGAGCCGTTCCAGCGCAAGTTCGTGCTGGAGATCTACGACAACCCGTATGGGACGCACTCCGCGTACCTGTCGATTGCAAGGAAGAACGGCAAGACGGCGCTGATCGCGGCAATCCTGCTGGCTCACCTGGTGGGCCCAGAGGCGGTGCAGAACTCGCAGATCGTGAGCGGGGCGCAGTCGAAGGAACAGGCCGCGGTCATCTTCGAGCTGGCACGCAAGATGGTGGACATGAGCCCGGTGCTCACTCCGCTGGTGCGGATTCAGCCGAGCGGCAAGCGGCTTGTCGGGCTACGAAAGAACGTGCTATTCCGCGCGCTGGCGGCCGAGGGGAAGACGGCACACGGCCTCTCGCCGATCCTGGCGATCCTGGATGAAGTCGGCCAAGTGGTCGGACCGACTGACAAGTTCGTCACGGCGATCACCTCGGCGCAAGGTGCGTACGACAACCCGCTGTTGATTGCGATCAGCACGCAGGCGCCGACGGACGCGGACATGTTTTCAACGTGGATTGACGCCCACAAGGCGGCGCCGGACCCGCGTGTGGTGTGCCATGTGTACTCGGCCCCGGAAGACTGCAGGCTGGATGACCCGAAGGCATGGGCAGCGGCGAATCCGGCGCTTGGCAAGTTCCGGTCCATGGCTGACGTCGAAAAGCAATGCAAGGCGGCGCAAGAGATGCCAGCGAACGAACCAGAGTTCAGGAATCTGATCCTGAATCAACGGGTTGAGGCGGTTTCGCCGTTCGTTGCGGCCTCTGTGTGGCGGGAAAACGGTGCCGAGTGCGGGCCGATAGACGGGAAAAAGGTGTGGGGCGGGCTCGATTTGTCGAGCGTTCATGACCTGACATCGCTTGAATTGGTCACGGAAGACGGTGGAGTTCACTCGGAATTCTGGCTTCCAGAGGTCGGATTGGCCGAGAAGAGCCGGAAAGACCGGGTGCCATACGACCTCTGGGCGAAGCAGGGGCACCTGAACACCACGCCAGGCCGTGCGATCGAGTACGAATTCGTCGCTGAGGTGCTGCGCGGGCTGTTTGATCGGTGCGACGTGCAAAAGATCGCCTTCGACCGCGCGCTGTTCGTCCATCTGAAGCCATGGCTGGTAAAGGCGAACTTCTCCGAGGCCGAACTCGAGAAATTCGAGCCGTACGGGCAGGGGACGCTGTCCATGACGCCGGCCCTGCGCGAATTGGAAGTGAAGTTGCTCGGCAAGCAGCTTCGACACGGCAACCATCCGATTCTCGAGATGTGTGCCAAGAACGCGAAGGTCGTCGGTGACTCCGGCGCACGCAAGTTTGACAAGAAAACGGCCCGAGGGCGCATCGATGGGATGGTTGCATTGGCGATGGCGTGCGGCGTGATGCCCATCGTCGGATACCAGGCCACCCCAGCGATTCACATCTTTTGAACAATATGCTGTCACTTTTCGGATCGAAGGCGACCCGCCGCGAACCGTCTGTTCCGTCGCGCGTTGAGCCGACGTTTGAACAGCCGTCCGCGTCAACGTCGACCGTCCAATGGGGCGGCATCAATTGGGATGAGTGGGTGCGCGGCAACATTGGCACCGCTGTCGGCGTGAACGAGAAGTCCGCCCGCTCTGTGGCGGCCGTGACCGCATGCGTCAATCTGATTGCCGGCTCGGTTGCCTCCATGCCGTGCCACCTGTACCGTCGCAAGGACGATGGCGACCGTGAGCCGTACAAGTCGGATCTGTGGTGGCTGCTGAACGAGCGGCCATTCTCGAATTGGTCGGCGTCGGCATTCTGGGAATACCTGATTGCATCGCGCCTGTTCCATGGTGACGCCTTCGCGCGCATCCATCGAGCATCTCGCCTCAGCCCCGCTATCGTTGGCCTTGAACCTCTGCATCCCCTGCAGATCGACCCAAAACGTGTCGGCGACCGGCTGCGCTATACAGTTCGCGATGACAACGGCCAAGTCGTTGGCGTCTTCGATCAGGACGACATCCTGCACGTCTCTGGCCCCGGGTACGACGGCACCAAGAGCATGTCGCAGCTTCAGTACGGGCTGCGCTCTGCCGCCGGCATTGCGAGCGTAGCCGATCAGCACGCGGCGAGCTTTTTCGCTGATGGCGCCCGCCCGGATCTGGCGATTGAGATTCCTGGAACCCTGAGCACTGAGCAGGCTGAGCTTTACCAGCGATCCTTTCAGGCTCGGAATAGTGGGCACACCTCTTCCCGGACGCCGGTGGTTCTTTCGGGAGGCGTGAAACTGCATCAGTTGACGCTTTCGTCCGAGGATGCCGAGCTTCTTTCGACCCGCGGCTTTCAGATCGAGGAGATCTGCCGCGCAATGGGCGTGCCTCCTTTCATGGTTGGCCACACCGAGAAGACGACCAGTTGGGGAAGCGGCATCGAGCAGATGTCGATCGGCTTCGTGAAGTACACGCTACAGCGTCACCTCAACGCCATCGAGCAGGAGCTGAACTTCAAGTTCTTCAAGACCTCGCGCAATTTCGCGGAGTTCGTGACCGCCGGCCTCGAGCGAGGCGATACCAAGAGCCGCTTCGAGTCCTACCGGATCGCACTCGGCCGGGCCGGCGAGCCGGCATGGATGAAGGCGAGCGAGATTCGCCGCCTCGAGAACCTCCCGGCCGACCCCAGTTTTGACAACCAGGCAGTTAACGATGAAACACCTCCTGAAACTGCTGGCTGACAACCGGCAAGCGCCCGCAAAGCGCTTCGAAGTCCTCGCAAAGGGCGAAGAAGCCGAAGTCTTCCTGTACGACGCGATCGTCAGCACGGAAGCTGAGGCGGAATGGTTCGGCGGCGTCGCTCCCGAGTCCTTCGTCAAGGCCCTGCGCGGCATCGACGCCAAGACGATCAATCTGCGCATCAACAGCCCCGGAGGCAGCGTCTTCGCCGCTCGCGCGATCGAGCAGGCGCTGCGCGACCACCCGGCGAAGGTCGTGGCGCACATCGACGGCTTGGCGGCGAGCGCGGCGACGTTCATCGCCATGGCTGCCGATGAGATCGTGATGGGTAGCGGCGCGCTGTTCATGATTCACAAAGCCTGGACGGGCATGTACGGCAACGCCGACGACATGCGTGCCGAGGCGGACCTACTGGACAAGATCGACGGCACGTTGGCCGACACCTACGCCTCGCGCACGGGCAAGAGCAAGGAAGAGGTCGCCGCGTGGATGGCTGCTGAAACCTGGTTCACCGCCGATGAGGCCGTCGAAGCCGGCTTCGCTGATCGCGTCGCGGAGAGCACTGCGAAGGCCGAATGGAACCTGAGTGCCTACGCGAAGGCGCCGCAAGCCCCCGCCCCCGACCCCACTCCTGAACCCGAAGCGCGCCGCCCTGAGCCGGCCGCACCCGAACACCGGCAGGCCGATGCCGGCGCGTTGCTGCGCCAGCTGGAGGTCGCCGTCCTGACTGCCTAAGCGCTCCCGCGCCACGCAGAGGCCGCCTACCTGGGCGGCTTTTTTTATTTCCGAAAGGTAATCAAGATGCAAAGCATCCAAGCCCTGCGGGAGCGCATCGCTACCCGTGCCCAAGAAGTCCGCGCCCTGGTCGAAAAGCAGAACGCGGAGTGGAAGTCCGAACACCAGGCCGCCTATGACGCCGGCATGGCCGAGATCGAAGACCTGAAGGGTCAGGCTGCGCGCATCGAAGCGTCGCTGGCTGCCGACAAGGACGCCGCGCAAGACGCCGCGATCGACAACGCAGCCGCCCGCCGCGGTGCCGCGACCGGCGCCACTGGCCGCCAGACCGAGCTCTACGCCAAGTTCCTGCGCGGTGGCGAGAAGGCCATCACCGCAGAAGAGTGGCGCGAGATCCGCGCGACGATGAGCACGACGACTACCACGGAAGGCGGCTACACCGTCCAGTCCGAAGTCGCCTCGCGCCTGATCGACGCGCTGAAAGCCTTCGGTGGCATGCGCGAAGCCGCGACCGTGATCCGCACGTCGATGGGCAACGACATGAGCTTCCCGACCTCGGACGGCACGTCGGAAGTCGGTGAACTCATCGCCCAGAACACGACCGCGACCGCGGCCGACCCGACCTTCGGCACCGTGGCCCTGTCGGTGTACAAGTTCTCGTCCAAGATCGTCGCCGTGCCGTTCGAACTGCTGCAGGACAGCGAGATCGACATCGCCGCGTTCGTCGAGAAGCGCCTGACCCAGCGTCTCGGCCGCATCACGAACCAGTACTTCACCACCGGCACGGGAACCAGCCAGCCGCGCGGTGTTGTGACCGGCGCGGGCGCTGGCAAGACCGGCACCACGGGCCAGACCCTGACGGTCATCGTCGACGACCTGATCGACCTGGTTCACGCTGTGGACCCAGCCTATCGTGCCGGCGGAACCTGCCGCTTCATGATGAACGACGCTTCGCTGAAGGTCATCCGCAAGCTCAAGGACTCCGGCGGGCGCCCCATCTTCCTGCCCGGCTATGACGGCCTTGGCAAGGCGATGGGCGACAGCGTCCTGGGCTATGACGTGACCGTCAACCAAGACGTCGCGGTGATGGCTGCCAACGCCAAGTCGATCCTGTTCGGCGACTTCTCGCTGTACACGATCCGCGACGTGATGGCCGCGCAACTGTTCCGCTTCGAGGACTCCGCCTACGCCAAGCTCGGCCAGGTCGGCTTCCTGATGTGGATGCGCGCCGGCGGCAACCTGCTGGACAGCGGCGCCGTCAAGTACTACGCCAACAGCGCGACCTGATCGCAGCGGGCCCGGCTCCGGCTGGGCCCCTGCGTTCCTAGAGGAACGACATGGCAACCAAGAAACAAGCCTCCGGCGACGTCAAGGCGCGCGTGCTGGTCGATTGCCATCTCGGCAAGGTGGACGACGTCGTCACGCTGGAAGCAGCCGAGATCGCGCAGTGCGCCGGGCTGGTTGACGCCGACCCTGCCGCTGTCGCCTACGCCGAGAGCCTGAAGTCAGGCGCCTAAGTCGCGCAACTTCTTCTCGGCCATCTGCCACTCGTGATAGTAGGTGCCGTAGCCAGGGCAACTTCCCGGCTGCTGCTTCCCGCGCACATAGATGCGCAAGTTTTCTAGCGCGTTGTTGGTCTTCTGGCCGTCCATGTGATCGACGCATTCCCAGGCTGCGAGAGGGCGGCCCAAGTGCTTCGCCATCACCCAGCGGTGTTCTAGAAGCCCGTTGCCTGTGGTGGTGGCAAGCATCTGCTTGTACAGAGGCAGGTCTTCGTCGGATACGGCGTAGGGACCGATCACAACGTACCCGTTCGAAGCGAACCAGCGCGAGGCGCTACCGGAAGCCTGAAGGATGCGCTTCCGACCTGCGCGAACTGCGGTCACGTTGCAGTCGCGACAAGAACCTGTGTAGTTCGGGCGCGCGAGTTGTTGGCGCAGCGTGGAGGTTGGATACCAGCGCTGCGTCTTGCAGTCGGGGCAAGTGACCAATGCGCAGTAGGCGAGACGGCCGTACATGCGCTGCATCGATCTCTCATCGCTCACAGCGGGGTGACTCGGAAGAGGCGCCTTGTTGATGGGTCTCGCCATTGCTTAAAAGAAAGGCAGTTGTATATGTCTAAGAGTAACACATGGGAGAATGATTTGCTTCTCCTCATGTTCAACAACACGAACAGCAGCCTGCACGGCGATGCGACGGGCCTGCGCGGCTCGACGACCGCGGGCAGCTACTACATCAGCCTGCACACCGCCGACCCCGGCGAAGCGGGTGACCAGACGACGAACGAGATCGCCTACACCAGCTACGCGCGCGTGGCGGTGGCGCGGAGCTCGGGCGGCTTCACGGTATCGACCAACACGGTCGCGTTCGCTGCTGCTGTGACCTTCCCGGCCGGCACTGGCGGCTCAGGCACTGCCACGCACTTCGGCATCGGCTGCTCGTCCTCGGGCGCCGGCAAGCTGCTGTACAAGGGCGCGCTGTCGCCGAACGTGGTCTGCGGCTCGGGCGTTACCCCGCAGATCAACGCCGGCACGGTCGTCACGGAAGACTGATGACGATCTTCCTGAGCCGTGCGTCGCAGCAGTACGCGGCCAGGCAGAACCCTTACACGGTCAACGCGACGATTCCTGCCGGATTGGCGAACCCTGTCCGCGGGATCAAGGTCACGATAAGCCACGCCGCTGGTGCGCCGTGGCCTGCGGGACCGATCGGAGAGGTTTCGCTCACGGGTCCGGACGGGCGGTTGCAGGGGTTCAGTTTCTCCGGCGGGCAAGAGGTCTTCCGCGGCGTGCAAGTCAACTCCCGCTCTTGCATGTGGGAGATCCAGGAGGGCGAGCCCTTCCCCGCGGGCGCTTACGCGATGGCATTCAAGGTTCTTCAGACCGTAACTGCGGCCGTGCTGATCGAGAGGTTCTAAGTGGCGATCACGGTCCCGAACGTCGTCAAGATCACGGGGTCGGGCGTCACCAGTGTCACTACTTCCGGCGTTACGACGACGACGGGCGGCACCTTCGTTGCGTGGACCACCGCCGACGATGGCGTCACGATCAACAAGCCGACTGATTCCAAGTCGAACGACTACGGGACGGCGAAGGTCACGGTTTCGACTGGTGGCGGAACGTCAAAGCAGACGGTCTACGTCAAGGAGAACGGGGCAGGCGGTGCCGGCCACACGCTGCAGTTCACATACGGGGCGGCCACGTACCCGACAGCGTTCTTCATTGAATGCGCCGGCGCGGCGACAGCTTCGTATGACTCCGGCTCCCTGACAAGCGGGGCGAGCGCATCTGGTTCTCCGTTCAACCGGAACTCGGGCGGCCAGGCTCAGGCAGCCAATGCCATCCTGACCTTCATTGCGACGGATGCAGGCGGCACGCTCACGTACGCGAACAGCGGCTACACAGTTTCTTCGGAGTCGGACGGGAACAACTACTGGACCGGCGCGGTTGGCCGGCAGATCGTCAACACGACGAGCGCGGTTACTTCGAGCTGGACGGTCTCGGCCTCGAACGGCGGAACGATCACCTTCGCCATCAAGGAGGCGACTGGAGGTGGGGCCACCACCACGACCGCGACCGCGGCGGCCGGCGCAGCGACAGTTTCGGGCGCCGCGCAATCGACCGCGGCGGCCTCCGGCACTGCAGCGGCTGGGGCGGCCACCGTCTCATCTGTAGGCAAGTCCACGGCGGCAACCGGTGGCAGTGCCGCGGGCGCGGCGACGGTTTCCGCTGTCGGCAGGTCGACGGCAGTCACGACGGGGGCAACTGCTGCCGGGGCCGCGACGGTGTCTGCCGTGGGCGCAGCGGTTACCGGCACCACGGCGAGCGCGGCGAGCGGCGCGGCCACGGTTTCGGGTGTCGGCGCTGCGACGACGCGCACGGCTGGTCAGGCTGCAGGCGCATCAACGGTCTCCGGCGTCGGCGCGAGTTCTGCCGTTACGACTGCCACGGCGGCGGCCGGAACGTCGACGGTTTCGGCGATCAGTGGCTCTGGCAGCGGCGTCACAGCGGTGGCGGCGGTCGGTGTCGCCACGGTCTCGGCGGCGGGCGCTGCTACGGCTGCGAGCACGGCAACGCAGGCGGCGGGCGCCTCGACAGTCACCGCAGCCGCGGCGAGCACGGCCAAGGCGACTGGCTCGACCTCTGCAGGAGCGGCAACGGTCAGCGCGACTGCGACAGCGATCAAGGCGACCTCGGCTGTATCGGCTGCGGGCTCGGCGGTTGTCAGTGCTGCCGCTCTGGCGACGGCGATGGTCGATGCCATCGCATCAGCCGGCGCGGCGGTGGTGAACGCCATCGGCTCGAGCATCGCGGCGACTTCGGGTCTGGCCCAGGGCTTGGCGACGGTTTCGGCGACGACTGGCGATGTCTCCCCGGTGGTCCTCGGCTCCCTCATCGGCCGCACGAGGCAGGCATTCGGTATTCGGGAAAGCCGGCAGACGGCGACGCGCACGAGAGTGCAGACATCGAGAAGGTAGAACATGGGCGTCAAAGTCATCACACCGCCGAACCTGGCCACGCTGATCGCGACGGCGGATCTGCGCGCGCACTGCAATGCGTTGGCGGCGGACGATGCGTTGCTGGAGGGCTTCCGCTCGGCCGCTCACGGACACGCGGAGCACTACGCTGGCCGCTCGTTCGGCTCGCAGACGCTCGAGGTCGCCCTCGACGAGTTCCCGTCTGGAGCGATCGAACTGCCGCGGGGCCCAGTGACGTCCATCACCTCGGTCAAGTACATCGACGAGGCGGGTGTCGAGCAGACGCTGTCGAACACGCTCTACACGCTGGACGACTACGGTCTCCAGTGCTGGGCGGTGCCGGCGGTCGATACCGAGTGGCCCGCG